TCATCGGTAAGAATTGAGAAGTTTTTCCTTTGCTTCCAACTCTGAAATGCAAAGGTTGAGTGTTCTGGTATTTTCATCTGCACGCTGAGCTTCACGCCCATATCGTTCAAGTGTTTCTCGTAGTTGTCGAGAAAGTTCACTGGCTTTGGCTTTCTCAACTCGGCAGGTATTGGTGTTATCGGTACTTGTAACTTCTGTTTTCGTGGTACCGGTTGAGAGCTGCACCCTGTCAAAGTGATTAAGAACACGATCAAGCAAAGCATCTGTACGTATCGTATCATGCTGTTGTGCGTCATGATATATCTCCAACCTATTCTGCTGTTCATTGTCTGCTTGTTTACGCAGAACAATATTTGTGGCCACATCCTTTTCATCTAATTGATTACCTGCAATCTGTTTATTCATTGCTTGGTTATCAAAATAAATACCGCCAACAACAAAGCCAGCGGTAAAGGAAACAGCCAAAGCAATTAACGCTATGACGGTTTTATTCATTAATCATCACCATTATTAAATTAATGAAAAGGCTCTATCGAAAACATCATCAACATAAGGCTGTTGAGCATTTTCAACAGAAATGATTGCTTTTGCCATTTTGATTGATGTTGATTTATCAAATAGGTTTAAGCATTCGTGACGTTGAAAGCCCGTATCCTTGCAAACTCGTTTAATATAATTTTCAGTATGGTTGTTATCAGATGATGGCGCCCATCGTTCTATGATTTCTTCAACAGTATCTATTTTGTCACAACCAACATTAGGCTTACCTTTTTGCTTACTATAAGTTTGAAGCAATTTCATTAATGCCCGAACACCATAATAAACATTGATAAAAGTACAAAATTTATCATCATTTTGTACTGTTGCTAGACCTTGCCATTTAGAAGAACCATGTCGAATGTTGCCCGGATTATTATTTCTGATACCTCTAACGCCAGTGTTAACGTAATTGCTTTTAAAAACTGACATATTCACCCCTTTATAAACTTGATGACATTGCCTTTACTGACCAGCAACGTTGTGCAGATCAGGATATTGGCAAAGATGTTGTAGATATCAGCGTGATAATTAGGATCGAAGTAAGCGCGAATAGGTACGCTTGAAGAATAAGCAAGAATGAGGAAAGCTAACCATCCACCTTTTTTACAGTGTTGCCTGCCGTCACGTTTAAAATAGAATACTCGTAAAAATATGACGGTACAGATGATGGCATTAACAATAGTGAGCAATGTTTCGCATTTCATTGTTGCCCTCCTTGTTTCGGTATATCAGCCCTTCCATATGCTTTTACGCTTAACTTAACCACAAGCAAAGCGGAAACAAAAGCACCTACGGCATCGATATGTTCGATTTCGTATTGCTCAGGTTTCACACCGAAAAGACCAGTAACAGAAATAAAGATAGTTGCTGCGGGGCTAAAGAATATAAGACCACAAACGAAGCTTAGAAAGGCTAATACCGATCTACGTTTAAAGCTATATTCAGTAGCAGCAGTGGTAAAGAAGATGGCTCCCAACAGTGAACCCATAACAACTTCTGCTGGAAGCCCTGCGAAGTAACCAAGAAAAGCAGTTGTGCCAATCCCAGCTTTTGTGTAGACATCTTCTTGCATGAGTGTAGTACCAGTGATTAATGAGTAATCATGATACTACATAACCATTTTAATAACCAAAAATGCTTATTTTATTTATCGGAAAACAAGAGGCATAATAATTGAACAATATTCACTTTGGTGATAAAATCACACTACTATATTATAAAAAATAATAATTAGTGATGTATTATATTAATAAGCATTTAGCAACAAATTCATTAATTTCCATAACTTTGAGTCTGGTTTTTACTTTAGATTTTATTCCAATACCATTTCTTGCGCAGATATAATCTCCTACTGAAACATCATTTGATACATTCACATAAACTTGCCCCATCATACCAACACATGACCATTCTTCAGGCCTTTCCTCCCTTGATAAGTAAATTTCATCTCCATATCTATCGATATATGGGTCATAATCAGAGTTTTCTTTACGAACTTTATGTCCATTAATAATCTCATAAATTGGCTCGCCATACTTCCCCGTCAAATATTTTTTACTCCAACATAATGACGAGGCGTTTAGTGCAATACCTGCTGTGCCAGAAATAACTCCAATAAATTCATCTCCATTCGCTGGTCTTATTTTATCCGCTATTAATTCAACAATAGTTCCTAGTGGAATAACACCATATTCTGCATTTTCAAAATATTCAGCGTAATCAGAAAATGAAGCTCCTTGAGTTATCACTCCAGCAGCCTTAATGTTCCCGTTAGACGAATCTAGAGACCATTTACGATTAGCAGAAGATATATTTTCACCAGACGATCCCCCAAATCCACCGCAAACTTCATAACCAGTCCCAGAACGAACAAGAGAACTACTTAATACTGTCGAACCTTCTTTATCAGCAATGCTTCTAAATGAGTTTGCAACTGTAGTTCTAATCCCTGATGCTTGGCTTTCATAACTGCTTATCAATGTTCTATTCTGATCTGTCGTTGCTATGCCTGTATCTTTCTCTGCTGACCACAAAGAATTAGGTGATCCTCCAATATTTCCAATGGCGCCGATAGGAGGAATTGGCATGCCACGAATAACACAATTATCACGGCTCTTAACTAGAGTGGTTAAATTTTCGATATTTCTATCATTAGGTCTTGCCGTGATGCCGTTGATAGTTAAACAGCCATAAATACCACCGCTAGACGAGTGATCAAATAAAATTCCAATATCACCCTCTTTTACTGTGATTGCATTGATTGTAATTGCACCAAATTCAACTTGTGAGTTTCTAGATCGAAAAACCGGAGCTATGGAATTACATTCGTGCCTATCAATTGATAGGATCTCACATGTAGCTCCTGTGCAACCAAAAAATTCATATATTTGACCATTAGTTCCCTCACAATACTGCTGCCCCAAAGATACGCTTGTAGAACCTTGAAACTTCATCACGCTTTCTTCTGCTCCGTAGTTCCATGCTTGACGTATCCTAATAACATTACATCCAGTATTTTTAGAATTAAAAATATAATTCCATACTCTCTTATTAACAAAACTAGTTACATTCCCATACAGATGAAAAAATCCTTGCTGAGCCGTGATCGCATTATTTAGTTTCTTTAACTTATCATCACCTTTTTCTCCTATCCGACCAATTGCATCAGCAATAACAACTTCCCGAGTAAATCCGTGATATATACCATGTTCAACACTATTTGGTGCATTACATTTTAAGTTGAAATTATTTATTTTAGCGCCGTATCCATGATCTAAAATGATACACGCGTCTACATCCATAACCAAATCCCCGCCGTATCCACCAGTTAAAATAGGTAGCCCAGATGTATTATTGGTTACTTTTGTTGTAGATGATGATAAATAATTTAGGTAGTCAACCTCTACTCGTTCAGGAATAACTAAAGGGTTTTCATGGGTATAATTACCAACAATAACAATTCTTTTTACATTTTTGCTACTTTTACAGTATGAAGTCGCAACAGAAAAAATATGGTCAATATGTTCTGATTCTTTAGCACCTATTTGCCGCAAATCAATTGTTTGCGTTACAAGTGGTGTATCTAATACATATGCAAAACCAGATGGAGAGTAAATGACAATATTTCCATTTAAGAACACTGGTAATCCTGTGTATGTACCGCCATCAAGAGTTGTATTTCGATGCCAATTGGCAGCTCCACCATCTGTTTTTTCATAATAACCACCAACAAAAACTTTTTGTTCGTTTCTTGTTCTGCTGGAATTCAGCATTTCAAAAATATTATTAAAATTTCTTTCGATAATATTAATTTCAGATCTAATAACACTATCACCAACACTAATCCATTTACCAACCCCAATACCGCCAGAGTTGCTAGGAGTTGATCCTAACTTTACTTTTTTTGGTAACACACCATCCCAACGATAATATTCTCCATTATTTTCAAAATGAAGAGCTTGATAGCGAGTTGTTATCTCTGCACCTTTTTCAAAAGAGTCAACAAAGACATAACCAAGTGAACCAGTTTCAGCAGGATCAAGTAATTGAGGATAGCCTTCATTATCAAATCCAAGTTGTTTATTTCTGCGTTGCTCAGCTGATGGTAATGCTTGTATATCCTTATCATTCACCCTTAATGTCTTACTATCAATATACTTAATACTGTTATCAACATAGTCTTTATTTACTGCATCAGTACCCAACTTAGGAGGCGCTAAATTAGCAATACGATTACCTTTGGCATCGTAATAGTTCGATAAATAAGTAGGTTTACGCAGACTCAACGAGAAAGTACCCAATGCTTTCTGAATTAACATTGTTAGATAATCAAAAGCATCTTCATGTACTTCTGCAAAGAATTTCCCCTGATTACGTAAGTCAGTTTCTTGTACAACGGGTAAATCACGTTCTAATAATATCTTCCAGCCTTGAGCTAAAGGTTTATTTAAAACCACCTTACCGCCATGATAGGAACCTGCACCAACAATAGTGTAATCAGTACCATTCTTTAATGTTGTTTCATTGCCGTCACTGTCAGCAACCACAACAATCAAATGTTTGCTTTCAAAGATACGAAAACGAAAATCAAAATCTGTTGTTACTCCATTACCCACATACTCTTCATGGCTTAGTTCAGTAGATACCGTCATTGCTCATCTCCTCTGGTGTTAATGAGGATATGATACGTTTAACTATAAAATATATCCATATTTGCAATAATGGTTATCAAATAGATAATTAGATTAACCATTTAGATAAACATTTTAATGCATTTACGTTATTATAGTTTGCGTGACCGTTTTCATTAGTGAGGACTTTAGCAATGGAAAAGAAGTATGAATACCCTGCACCAGCTAACTATCCAGATGTAGTGAATACCGATGAAGGGATTGAAAAATTAATTACAAAATCAAACCTTGAAGCACTTTTAACAAAGATGGGAGAAGATGGTCATGATGTATCAGCTCCACTTGTAGAACTGATAGCAATGAGAAACTTTATGGTTCAAAAGATGAGAGGCAATAAAAACATAATACCGTTAGTAGAATGTATTTTATTTGAGCTTAAGAAGTAAGGTAAAGCACCGCTTAGACGGTGCTATTTACTCTAAATGGTTAATAAGTAAATAAATGAATTGTAATAACATAACCATTTTGGTAATTTACAACCCCTTATTTATGCGCCATAGTGATATTACATCAGCAAAATCTGATGTCGGGATTGGCGTCCTGAATCTACTAATAGGTGCATATACCGCACTATGCGGTTTTTTTATATGCGAAATACAGCTACATCCACTCAATGGTGGGCTGTATGGGGGCATCGAAAGATGCGCCAGTATCCTATTAGGCTGGTACGCCAACCCCATACAGTTCACCACCAGTAATTGGCGTTGCTAGTGGTGATATTCCAAACTAATAGGAGTATCTATCATGGCTAGTCTTAATATCTCTGCATCAAATTTACCATCCATTATTCATAACAGCATGCCTGTAATTACTACGGATCTACTTGCTGATGTATATGAAACTGAAATTCAAAACATCAAAACAAATCACTCAAGAAACCGAGATAGATTCATTGAAGGAAAACATTTTTTTAATTTAACCGGTTCAATTTTAAAAGATTTTAAGAACAGAGTTACTTTAAGTAACCCTGTTGGATATAACAGATTACCGCCTAGACAGGTTGTTGGTAAGAATGCTCGTAGCCTAATTCTCTGGACAGAGCGTGGTGCTGCACGCCATGCTAAAATGTTAGATACCGATCGTGCATGGGATGTATTCGAAATTTTAGAAGATAACTATTTCACTAAACATAAATCTAATACTCGTATCGGTACCTCATTACCAAACAACGCATCAACAGAAGAATTACTAGCACTTGTCGATCAACTGCAACGCACCATCCATGAAGGTGAGTTTATCCCTGCGGGGCAAGTTGCCAAAGAATATAGCTTTCCTCGCACTCGTAAAAATCGCATCGAATTACTGGATGATTTTATGCGTAACCCCAAGAAAGATGTTTTACACAATCTCCTCACATATCTAAAAAAAGACGGTCACAACGTGGATGAAGCGGAAAGAACACTGCGTTGGGTTCGTGAATCACTGTTAGAAATGAATGGTGCTATGCAAGAAATCCGCACACACCATCAATATGTAGAAAGTTTGATTAGTCGATTATAATCACACTAAGCCCCTTTCGAGGGGCTTTTCGGTTGAACAGTTTTATTTTAAGAATTAATCTCCTTGGTTAATGATATTATCTCTTAAAGAAATGTGAGGCCGTATGTTTGGATTATTTAGAAAAAAAGAAAAAAATACCTTTGAAGAAGTACAGCAAATGGCTAATGACCTTGGATTTGTAGTTACAAATGGTGGTCAAGTATTGGCATTTATGGGATTGAAAAGTGACTATAGTAGTTCTGAGGTATTATCTAATCTATTAGTAATACACATTGCTAAACAAATAACAGAACTACCTTTAGATAAATTAATTACTGATAATACAATGCATATGATTGATAATTTTGTTGCCTATATAAACGATAGATATAAAAACCGTCACATAAAAAAACACATATACGAAAATGATTTCAACGCTATCATCACTATGATTTCTATGGATGAAGACGGTTTTCGTCTTGCAAAAAAAATAGTAGAACAGAACAAACCAATTAGTTATTCAGCCCTACTATGTGCGTTATAACTATTACTTCATCTGTTCTTCAACCTGATTCAATAATGGTGACAAATAAAACAAGTTTTGGAAAGGTAATAGTTTGCGCACAGATCGCACTTCTCTATCATCAAACTCACCATTTAATACACCTGATGTGATATTTTTAATATCACCACCAAGATCAAATGTAGGACCTAATAATGCACCAATCCCATTACGACTTTGATAACGTGATGCTGGTGGCCCACCAAACATAGCACTCATACCATAAGTACCACCGCTAAGGTTTTCCAATACGTTGTTAGGCTCACCTAACCAACCCATCATTCCTGACCAGTCTAACCCTTCTTTCACTAAGTTAGCCGGTTCGGTATTAATATCTCGTCCTGCCATTTTAGCCTTGAGGACATAGACTAGGGATCCAAGTGCTACCTGAAGCAATGCTCCATAGTAAAATGATGCATCACCTGATTGTATGCCTGATACTAACGCTCTGTTATGAGTAGCAAAGAAGAAGGTTTTAAACTGCATAACTATCTTACCTAATTCACTACTCATCATTAATGGTGTATCACCAATACCCGGAGTGATTACTGTAGTTCTGACATCTTTTAATACTGCCGCTTGGAAAGTTTCACGCACAACACGATCATCCCATAAGTGGCTATGTCCTGTTAACATGCCGTCTAAATCTTCACCGTGTCGCTTAAACTGATCTGCTATACGCTTTAGCATTGATTTATCGATACCAATATGAGCGAGTTTCTTTATTTCTCGTTTACTTAACGAACCACCAGCATCTAAAGTGTTTGCTGCTTTCAGTACCTTAGATTGAGTAATAAGCCCAGACCACATTTTCATCGTGTCTGTATATTGGTTCATTAATGTAAAGTTACCAAATTTCTGTGACGACCACTGTAAACCACGCTCTAAATAGCTACGTCTGCTATAGGGATCGCTAAGGTCAGCAATCACCTTAGAACGACTAGATAATGCATATTCAAGACCTATACCCATTTCGCGTAAATCAGCTTTAGCAATACGCATAGCACCGATATCAGTTAGCATTTTACCCAATGGTTTTAACGCACTACGTAAACCGTGTTGCATAATCGGACGAGCCATATCAGGTAATGATGATATTGTCATACCACCTAATAAACGTAAGAAGTTAACGTGACGAGCCACACGACCAGCACGAACAAAGAAACTAGAGGGATCTTTAGGTGCGCCATAAGTTCCTAATAGACGGTCACGCATAGCACGAATATCACGTAAATCCGCCTCTCTTCGTGCTTCTAATCGACTACGTTCTTTAGGTGTGGTTGCATCAGCAATAAGCTGGTTGTATTCCTCTGTAATCGCTTTGATTTGATTATCCATATCAACACGGCCAAATTTAGCCGTAAGTTCAATTTCAGGCGCAACTTGGCGAATATAGTTTTCCATCACATAGTTAACATCTGATTCGAGATAGTCTTTAATTCGTTCATCAGGAATGTTTAGCGTTCTATCTTTTGTAAAACCAGCACGTTTAACTAACCCACCAGGGATCAGTTCACTGGGTACAATGCCAGACGGAGCACCAATAATTTTATTAACGATATCATCTGCTGCCGCATCTAACTCTTCACGCTCTAAAGGTGTCATGCGATTCAATGCGGACTGTCTAATTCTGTCATGGCGAGTTAATGAATTTGCTGTTCGTGTTAAACGACGATGTTCATTTCTAAACTTGCGAGGGTTATCAAGAATATCAACGCTACGTTGTAACGTAGGTAATTTATTCTCAGCATCACTAATACGCTGTAATTTTCTTTGTAATGTTGCTTGTCTTCTTGTTTGTGTTTTATTTAGCTTAGCAAGGTTAGATAGTGAATTTAACTCAACTTCTACCGCATTCTTTTCATTAATGATTTTTTGATATTTATTAATATCATCCATCAACAAAGATTTTTTACCTGACCAATTCTCAGCTTCTTTAATTTCAAGCCCTAAACGTTCGGCTTGCGGTGAAGCGTTACGTGCTTTATCAATACCAATTTCAGCACGATCAAGGCTACCTTTGGCTTTATTTATTGATGTTTGATTAATCTCTTCTAACCAGTCAGCAATGATTTTCTTAAACTCAGTACGATCATTTAAAATTTTGTCGAATTTATAAATACGAGGGAAATAACTTTGTGCCGTTGTCACCTTTACACCTTCACGTAAGATCCCTAATTCAACCATTCTATCTTTGGTTGCTTCGACAATAGGTCTAATAGAACGTGCCGCTTCTGCCACTTGTGGTATTGCATGAGTATCACCATTGCGCATAGCATCACCAACAGCCTCACTAAATTGGTAATAGCTCATATCACGGCCACCAGATTGACGATACTGTTTAAAGTGATCTTTCGTTGATTCTACTTGTTTATAAACGAGAGTTTCATAACCTCTCACTTTTGTTTCAACAGCGGTAAATGTCGCAATACCTTCTTCATTTTTAGCAAAGGTAAAGTTATTTTCTGTGAGTTGTTGATTAATTTGGCGCGCTGTTTTAGAGGGGGATTGAGCAACACGGCCAACAGGGCTAACATTCATCGTACGATTAATAAATGATGGCCCTTTTAAGGTTTCTTGTTCTAATGTGGTGTTAGGTACTTCCATTGCACCAACACTAGAATTATCAGGAATATTATTTGGAATATTTTGTTGCCCTGATTGTTGTTCTCCAATTAAATCATTTCTTACTTTTGTTACCAATTCACCACGGTTTTTTACTAACTGTGCGGCTGAACCTAGGGTTCCACCGATCATGGCGTCAAGTGTAATGTTAATTGCACTTTCAGTTAATGTTCGTGTTTCTTGGGTACTATGCAATGCCATTTCAGAAGCTACACCACCAGCGATATTTGCCAATGCAAACTTACCTGCGGTTGTGGCCACACTGCCACCTTTTACAATGGCTCCCCCTGGTATCATCATTGCAGCAACATTAATTGGATCAATAACCCCCATAGCAATACTACTCACAACACCAGCACCGCCAGCATCTGCTAACATTTGCTTATCGTTACGCTCACGATCAATACGTTGTTTTATTGCAGCTGTTTCTTGAGGAGAGTTTGAATGAATAAAGGCATCGGCATAGTCTTCATAACCTGAAAGCGTTAATTCATCTTCAAATGGGTTATAGCCTTCTACATCTTCAAATTGATTAAAAGGTGCAGTAGCAATCAAGCTACCCACTGAGTTATCGATACGAAACGCCGCATCACGTAATTCTTTAGTTTGCCGTCTATCATCAAGCGGATTAATAGGGTCATACCAAGACGGTGAAACATTATCACCGTAAGTAGGTTCTGTTTGCTGAACAGCATTAATATCCGCAGATAAAATATCATCAGGTTGTTGTTCGTAAATAGGCATCAGTCTTTATCCCAAGAAAAATAATTATTGAATTTATTTACTCGCTCATTGTGAGCTTCTTTATATTGCTCACGGATACTTTGACGACGTTCATCAAATTCTGAGCGCGATTTATCCAATGCTTCTTCTCGTTCCCTTTTATCCTGAGCTTCCTTAACACTGCGCTGGCGTTTTTCCATTACCTCTTTATACATTGGTGATGATGACTGTTCTGGTTTAAAACGAATAGGTAAGCCGTTATCTCCCGTGTATGGACGATAAATAGGGATATCATCACTACCGGTTTGTTTTATCATTATGCCGTAGCTGTAATCTCTTGGTGTCACTGCATCAGAGACAATAACGATTTCAGTGCCAGAAGAAGCACCACCAAATGACTTAGACATTAATTGCTTTTTCTCTTCTTCCCATTGACCCGAGATCCAGTTGCCAGCACCTGATTCATTAATACCGTATACGGCTTCTGGTGCATAACGCATAACTTCTTCACTGCCATTGATATTAGATACCGCCCACGTTCTTTTAATTTGAGCGTTGGTCATTTTCTTGGCTAGTTCTGCGTCACCGCCTGTTTCAGCAAAGTTAGCGTCATACAGTGTTTGATAGTCACGTAAGTAAGCGCCATTTTGAGTACCAGGCTTACTAATGCTTGGTGAAGAAAATGGTTTATACCAAGGGTAAAAATCATTGATATTAGATTGCGCTGCTTTATCTCTATCCTTGATATATCCTTTATCCCTGATTTGAGAAGCGATCATTTGCTTAGTGCGTTCATCTTGTTCAAATGTCGTCTTAAATGCAGTTTCTACCGCTTTATCATCAGGCATACCCGCACGACTTAAACTATATACTTTTGAGTAATACGCCATTGTGCTTGATGGAATATCCGTAGCTGATGCCGGATTATTATCAAATATCTGCCCATACATTTTCGCGATAGGAAGAACAACTTCAGGATCTTTAGATGTTGCCCCCATATTCAATACAGACTTAACTTGTGATGGGATAATCCCTGTTCTTGCAGTAAGTTCAGCAACGGCATTTAAGCTATTATCATCACGTAAATTAAAGCTCTGCTGAATATGTTGTTCAAAGTAATCATCTGCTGCCTGCTGATTATTCTTATCATTAGGATCAAGCGGAAAGTTATTTTGAATGGAAAGTTGTAATCGGTTAGCTGCAAACTGCTTATCTTGTTCTTTGATGTTACCTTCAACGAACTTACCAAATTTCTCCCAACGTTGAATTTTGCTTTCGTAGTTTGCTTCGCCCGTTTGTGGTCTGATTTGAGATAACAAAGCTTGCTGTGCTTGTGGCGACATTTCTTTAGCTGCTGACATAAAACCAGCATAACGCTTAGCTTCTTGCATATCAGCAGACATAGCTGAACCTTTGTCATAGCCAAACGCAGAGATTAATTCATCATGAGTAGGCGCATTAGGTGCATCAAGTCCTCTTTCCCATGCTGCGTAAGAGTCAGCGACACGAGTACCGAATTGTTGCTGTAACTCACTTTGCTTTTGCTTACGTAGCTGTTCTGCTTGTCGTAAATATTTTGCTTGGTCAGCTTCATCTAAGGCATCGAAAGCGGCAGATCCCGTTAATAGTTTGGGTGCTTCAGATGTCGCTCGTAATTCAACAAAACCAAGTGCTGACTGTATTCCCATTGCTATCTGCTCATCAGTGTAATTAACACGATTACGGCCATTTTCTTTATACATTATCGCTGTCGATAAATGCGTTAAGGTATCAAGATTCGTTAAATCTAATGGCTGATTAGGTGCAACACCAAGGTAATCAGATACATACTCAATGTATGCCTGAGTATCATTATTATCTTCTGGTGGCGCCCAACGATTAATGATCTGCTCTGGTGTAACAAACCCTTGTCGAGCATAAGAAAGTAGATTTTTACCTAATGCTCTAATGCCGTGCTCAGGTGTGGCAAACTTAGCAAATGCACCATCATCACCGGTTTGCCCTACCCATTTATTGCTAGATATACGAATATTACCCGGGTTGTTGTTTCTAACACCTCTTGTATCACCGTTACTAGGTGTATACATATTCTCTTGCTGTTTATGCAGATTATCAGCGTAAGCAGTGGCATCTTCAGGGTTATCAAAAATTCCTAAGTGCTTACCTGTTTGCTCGTATAACGCAATGGCTTCATCATCAGATAACAGCTTACCATCATCACTTACGGTAGGTATCAGCACTTCGCCATCATCGGTACCAATAGAAATCGTTCTTACTGTACTAATTGAGCCGTCTTCATTTTTAACTGTTGGTCTATTGAGTAAGTTAATATTACCCTGCTGGTTCATTCCTTTAACTTTACCAACAGTACCACCATAGAATGCATTATTTCTGGTAGCACCACCAAGGCTTGAAGGTTCTCCATTTCGTTCTAAGAACCCCATATAATCAGCACCGAGTTGGTTTTCAATCGCTTTACGTGCAGTCGCTACTTTGAATTCTTGTTTCTTGGCGAGGATCTGCTCTTCCCCCCAACCATGCGATAATCCAAACTCTTCTATTTGCTGAAACACTTGTTTATGTGCAGAGATATAAGCCTGATTATCACCGTACATTGATGCTGCAGACTCTGCATTTAATGTTAGCGTTGATTGAAACTGGTCTTGTTCATAAGCTTTGATTTGCCCCATCTCATGACGATTCGCTTGTGATGCAAACTGAACCCCCATTTCTTGCGCTTGTTGCATAAAGCTTTGTCGCACAATATCGTCAGGCAGTGTTGATGATATTTCACCAGCATAATCACGAAATGACTGTTCATACTCAGATGCTTTGCCAATCGCATTTTTACCTTGCTGAGAAAGTAATCCATTTTGTGGATCGGTCATCAGTTCGTTGGCTTTCTGTCGTAGCTGTAGTGCGGCATCTTGCGCCAGTGCAACATTGGCTCTTTGTTTTGCTTCTGCAAATAAACCAACATATTGCTCACCAACACGACCAAAGCCAGCGCCAAAAGTATCAGGTGATGATTGAACAGAAAACCCATTATTCGGTAATTGCTCAGGCATAACCGTTCTATTATCGTATGTAGGAACCTTTGGCATAATTAAAATCCTTTTGGTGCTTTAGCAAATGTCTTGCCGGCTTTCGCAGCACCTGAGCCACCACCACCGAACGGACTCCATGTACCACCAGCCAACTGATACGCGCCATAAGCTTGAATAGGTGCTGTTAATAACGTTGTCATTGCACCCATATTGCCTGAGCGTCTTGCCATTTTTGCATTAAGGCGATCATTTTCAGCTTGCATACGATAGCCATACGCTTCACGAGAAGCGTTATTAACCATAGTTAACGCATCAAGCTCACCCATTGCGGCAGTATCGCCCAAAATATCTAAAGCACCCGCAGTACTTAAATCAATGCCACTGGCTGACATTGTTGCCGCCTGTGTGCCCACTAATTGGCGAGTACGTCTACGCTGTTCTTGTGCCTGAGCGTTACCTTTATTAATTGCATCAAGTGCAGCATCTTCATTAATTTTGGCGTTTTGATTAGCCACTGATGCTTGAAATTTACCATCGGTATATTGTCCGTATGCTTGCAACGCAGAAGTACCAATTACTGCTGCCGCTAATGTTGTTGGTTCACACATTATTTAGCCCTCAATGTAAAACGATGGAAAGGTAACTGAAGTAAACCTGCTGGCTTTGCTTCTTCAATCTGAAACCCCAACCAATGGAGCCAAGCCTTAGCAATATGATTACGTTCATCGACATAATTCATCAGTGTTGGGTATTGCCCTAACATCTGTTTTAAGATGGGTTTACAGCGCCGTAGAAAGGTTTTCTGGTGTTGCTCTAATAAATCAGTCCCCACTAGCCAAGGGATACCTAAACCAGTAAGTAATGAGCCAGAAGCAACACCAAAAATAGTCACGACTTCATCATTAATAATGCCGGCATAGGCTTTAGTAGAAATAGATAAGCCATGTCGTAATACCTGCTCAGGTGTTTGCATTGACATAGCGTAGAACTCATCAACATCAGCTTGTCTTACATGTGGTAATAAACGAACAATATGTTCATGAGTAGCAGGAATAATTTGTACATGATGTTTTTTCATATCAGAAACCACCAGCATCAATACGCGGAATAACAGAGAGCACCGCTAACGGTAACGGATCAACCTGTCTAATAAAGACACGTCCGTTTTTGCTCCAATCTGCATCTAAATTAATTTCAACAATGCCTGTGGCATCATCAACAGGATTGTCGTAAAACTCGAATTGACGTTGAGGATACTCATATAGCCGTTCTTTTTCAGTACCAGCCCAAATCCCCCTACTACTATTTACAATTAAGCTGGCAACCTTAATAAGCTTCTTCTTATCAAGTAATGTTTCTTGCCCATTGATATGGATATCAAGCGTTTCTAATTCGCTGGTAATAGGTAATCCGATATGTACTACGGCTGATGGCGTATCAATTTCCACTACACCATTGGTGACAATGGCCTGCGGTGAAACATTAGCATCGGAAAGAATATTAACTGTCTTACCTTCAAGATGATTTAAGCCAGCAAAGCGATAGCGGGCTATGCTCCATTCAGTAGTGGGCGTATTTTGTAATACTGGTGGAATATTGCGATTAGCAGAAATAACCACTTGATTTTCAGATACATATTGAACAATCTTACAGCGAAGCTCTTTATGTTCATTATCTTCAAAATAAGGAATATTGACGGCACTACCAATATCAGAAGCACTAAAGACCGGATCACCTGAAATCACTAATGGATAGTTTTCTTGATAGTTCCACTCACCCGCTCCACCAGTGATGGTTGCTGTTTTTGATATATCAGTATTTCTACCGTCATAACTTAAGCCAGAATCCACAAAGAAAGCATCTTCTGTACGAGTAAATAAACGGCTGGCTAATCGTTCTACATACCGAACCTGTTTACCGTTTACTGTGCGCTGAACAATAAAATAGGCTGAATCTTCATTGCCTTCACTGATGGAACACGTTGACTCAAATTTCCCTTCTGTCGATTGTGGCGCCCATGCAAAAACTTGTTGTTCTCTTAAATAGGTTAAAGCCAGCATTAACCCATCGTCACGTATGCACCATGCAATAGAATATGGAACCGTAGTAAATGACCAATCAACAATACGATGACGTTGAAATAGGTGATTTGCCAACATAGTTAAGTCAGTGCCTTGATACCCATCAACATCAAAGGAGTACGATAAATCACGCACAGCACTACCTTTCTCTTGTATATAAAGCGCAATGTTCGCAACAGAGATTGGCGGTAAATCACTTGAACCGTTAGCACCTTGTGATGACATTGAAAAACTGGAAGGTGTAAGCACTTTGTTCTGATCGCCTGTGATTTGATATTCACCACCAGAGGTCAATGCCACCAGCGAACCGACATCAATCAAATGGCGAATTTCATTAACTTGACGACCTGCATATGTGTAGATAATGCGATCATCATCTTGAATAGGATTGTTGCGCCCAAAGTCTTTATAGTCACCGCTACGACTGGCCCATATCGTTTGTGGGTAGGCACGAGATCCGGCAAAGAATAAACGTTGTTGATAATAAACAACAGTGCTTGGATAACCATCAACATCATTCCACACTGCACGCGCCCATTTATGGCTTGCATTATCTTCACCAACGGCATTGGATGGAATATAAGAGATCACCTTTCCTGTGGCTGTTTTGCCATCTTCACTAACAGTTTCAATTTTTACGATACCAAAACCACTATGCAAATATTCCCACTGGATCCCTGTATCACCACCCCAACCATCCCAGCTCATTCCTTCAGTATGAGACGGTCTTAGTGTTCCTGTTTTACCGCCACTATTGGCACGATAGTAGTTACTGTCAGCACGGCGTTGATCATTGAGGTTGGTTGTTTTATCTGTTTCCCATACAGGAACCGCATCAATATCACGTTGCTCTAAATAGAACTGCTTACCTATTTGCTCGCTACCAAAAATATCATGCGTAGACGTTAACGTAATTTGCCCCGTGCTTGCACTAGCATAAACTTTCATTGCCTTATCGGTATTGATATCTTCAAAGGGGCCGTTCTTGGTTTCAACGGAGACTAACTTCCAATCATCATGATCGTAACGCTGTAACTCCATTGGTGGATAATCAGTATGAACAATCGTCATAACATCGGCTGATTGCGTATACTTCAAATCAAACAAATCAGCTTCTTTATAAGGTGTAGATAATTCAAACACTTCGCCTTTATGTTCACCATCAGCATAGAGAACCTGCCCACCATCTTTAAATACGCGAATATAACGATCACCAAACTCTAACGCGTAGGTTTGTACGGTGCTGAATTGGAAAGGAATAAGGCGAGACTTCTTATTTTGATACTTTGTTTCAGCAATAAATCGTGTGCCTGGTCTATTCTCAACACCACCATATTGACGAACAATAAAATTATGGCACTTGCGCAGTGCAGTTGAATACTTCGCAAGATCAACACGACCATATAGGCTTGGTGCAATTTCACCGCCTGAAAAACTAGGTTGAATAAGACTAAATGGCATTATGACAACCTCGCTTGTGTGAATTCATCCATATAATCAGTTGGCTCTGCTGACTCACTTAATGAATGTGCGGCCGCGCTTTTAATAACACCTTGGTAAATTTGTAATGCTTCACCACCAATCCCCGCATTTGATGCCAATGGACGAGCCAATTCAGCCGCTAAACGCCATGCAAGGGCATCTTTAAATAACGCATCAAACATATTGACGTCAGTAATACGTGCAACATACTCAAGCCATGCACTAGGGTGATCAGTAAAAATTAATCGACCAGTACCGTTTTCATCTGAACCAACATGAAAATGGATTGCTGTATCTGGTCTACGGTACTTTTGATGAGGTTCGACAATACCAATGGCTTTTAGGCAATCATTAGGATAGCGATAGGCATACGCCCAATTAGGTGGAGGATTATTTGTATTGGCTAATGCCACCTTTTTAGTTGCAAAGTTCCAAGGAAAATCGGCCAATACACTATCACGACATTGCGCATAATGAAGGTTGCATTGAACGGCTTCTTTGCTGGCTTCAGTCATACTATTAATCGAACGACTATTGCCAATGCGACTTAATGCAATATTGCAAATTTCAATTTCTGAGGCCATATCATTTATCTCCAATAAAAAAGGGGCTTTCGCCCCCTTTATCATCGGGGGTTAAACCCCAAGTTCTTTCCGCTTTTCATCTATTGCGGTGCGCATTTTATCTGCGCCCATATTGTGATGAGGTGCTTTACCAAATAGCTGGGTATATTGCTCACGAAGCGCATCTAGGCTTGAATCAATCGCCACACCTGAACCGCTTACAGCAATATTACTTACGCCTTCACCCGTATTATCACCAGCCCCATCAGCCACACTATGAGTATTAAGTCGAGCATCAGCGCCACCAATTAACGCTAAGTTATCGCCAGCTATACCGTCGTACTCAACCTCTTCACCGATTTCAAGTAGACGCCCAGCGATAAATGATTTTTTTAAAACCTTATATCGTGACATGTCACACCTTATTGAGTTACAGCATCGTAAATAGGATGAGCATCAACAGTTAGGTTAATGCCCGCAGTGAACTTACCCGCCGTTAATGGACCTTCTGCAACAACATATTGCAGGCGCAGGTACTTCAGAACGCCTTGAGGTACTTTCGCCACAATACGTTTACCTGCATTTAAATCAGCGATTGGTATTGCCACAGATTCAAAGATAGATTTAGCATCAGAGAATTTATCGTCTGTCGCGGTTTCTAACTTAATTTGAACCGTCGCTTCACCTGTTGCTTTAGCCTGTTCAGTCACCTGTGCAAACAGCTCTAATGGCTCACCAATACCGATATCACGAAATGCGCCATGCACTGGCGTTAAGTCGATAATTTGCTTACTTACAGCAGATGCAGTAACCGCCTGATCCAGTGAAAAAAGCGTTTCTTTATCTAAAATCATTTTGACTATCTCCAAATAAATGAAAGTTAGCGGAGCCGTTAAACGACACCGCAATAACTTATTTCACCTGATCTTCAGTCGTTAGAATGGCATCAACACGGCGAACAGGAATTTCATCGAATGAAACAACTTTCTTACCGGCAACTTCTGCCATAGAAATATTGACGTTTTTACTGTTTTTAATTTGGCGGCGCATCCAGCTACGAATTTGCTGGTTACAATAAAAAACAGGACGCCCCATAGAGAGGTTAGGGATCTTCTCAATTGCTTGAATAAACAAGTCTGGCAAATCGAGTGTGTCCGCTTTTTCTGGATCTTTACCAATTTTGGATAAATCAATATTGGCGATACGGACAACATAACGCCAGTCACGAACTGAGATACCATTTTTCCATTGGAAGTGAGTACGAAAGCCTTGGTATTTACCTTTGTTCTCATCTTCTAAAGTAACTTCGCCTAAATGGTTTTGCTCTAAACCTGCTTTAGAATCTTTAGGGAAAATACCGTGAACCGTGTTTTCCCCCCATACCACTAACCACACAGAAGTTAAGTTACTGCCAGTACCACCAGCATCAATGATGTTGACGGCATTCTTTGCTTTCATATCGTTAAAGCGTGCAGCTAAACCCGTAAAGCGCTGAGGATGAACCGTAGCATCACCATAAATAACCGTTTCAGCCATTTGCTGGTTCATTGACTCTAAGAATGCAATTGATTCAGACAATAGAAATTCATTCTTTTGCCCGTTCAAGTTAGCAAGATCTTTATCAACCTCAGAATAGGTTTCAAGCATACCAATCGCATCAGTAACCTGTGCTGTGGTTGATTTGCTTGGTGGTACACCATAATTAAGCAAACGCCATGTTGCAGATGGTAAACCAGTACGAACAGTTGTACGGTGACCCGTTGGTAAGTTACCTTCAACGAAAACCATATCATCAAGAATTTCATTAGACTGATTCAGCAATTCGACGATCTTCGCTTGCTTGCTGTCAGGGCCTTGTCGTTTAGCCCAATCAACGAGAGTTAAAGCAGGCATGTTATTTCCTCTTTGTTATCCAAATAAAACATCAGCAGCACTTTTACTGCCGTTACTGTTGCCAGTGACAAGACCGTCCTCTGACATTGCTTTGCCTATCTTGGCGAAAGCCCGAATAATCTCTGGGTGATTACCTAACCCTGTTTCTGTTAAATACAATTTCAAATCATCAGAACCATAGGTATCTAATGCCTTTTGTGCTGCACCAATAGACTCATTTGATCCTAATTCTTCATCTGCTTTAACAGTTTTAGCCCATTGCTCAGTCTGCTTTTGCCAACCATCATTGATTTGTTTCTGAATAGCAGGCATGATTTTAGAGCCATAAACATCAACCAGTTTTTGCGCTTGTTCGTTGTTTAAATTCAGCTCACGAGCAATAGGCTCAAAGACTTCTAATGCACCTTTATCAAGCTCTTGCCCTTCTTCTGGTGCTTTAAATTCATACTTTTCAGGCGCACCTACATCTGATTTATTGGCATCATTTTTCTTATCAGTCGGCTTGCCCTGCTCTTCACCATTCTTTTTTTCAGTGCTTTTAGTAGGATCATCACTGTTTGCTGGTGGCTCATTTTTATCTGTTGCTGATGTTTCTTGAGTAGGTTCCGTTGCTGTACCGCCACCGCCTTCACCTCCCTCACTGTGTTGCTCGTTATACAAACGACGCATAATTAATTTCTGCCATAAGTTCATGACTGTTTCTCCCGTTGTTAAACGCTTGGTGTAGTTGCTTCATTTGCCATTTGCGCATAAAGCTCAGGGCAAACTTGGTGTAATTGATTGAAAACTTTTAACCCATAGTTACGTTCTCCCTCTCTAAATGCCATTGCATAGGGATCATTAGAAAAAGAGCTACGAAATACGCCAGAGTCAGAAATCAAACGCCAAATAACAGCACGCCCAGCTTCTGTGGACATAACCTCTTTTAGCTGTTGTTCCTCTTTCTCTTGCCTATTTTTTTGTTGAATATCGTATTCAGTGCGAGCAATTCTCTCGTCTTCATACGCATCGAATGGATGTGTCATTGAGCACCTCCACCAGCCATAGCGGACAAGGCACTATCATTATCAAGATTGGTATCACTGAGGGTTTTAGCACCATCAATAGCGGACTGCGCCATTTGCATCTGAGCCATTTGTTGTTGCTGTGCTTGTCGTTGTTGACGTATGGCTTGTACTTGCTCATTGGTTGCAACGATAGTTGGAGAGACACCAATAGCAGACGCATAATTATCAATGGCATCATCAGCATTAAGCTTATCAAGGGCTTCAGGCTTAACTTTTGCCAGATTGCCAACAAAGCCAGCAAAGCGTTCGATACTGCCAACACCAATCGCTTTCTGTGCCTGAGCCATTACAGAAATGTACTCAACCTTTAGATCCATTCCCTGCATTTCATCAGGCGCAATAGGTAGTAAATTTTTGTTTACCAAGATTGAGAAAGTGCGATTAATCAGTTTGTCGAGTAATTCAGAATCAAGACGTTGCAGAACAGGCCCTAATTGCAATAGCTTCTCTTCTCGCATCTCAACAACGGCTTCAATCGGCATAGAGCGCGTATTCACCATTTGCATCATGCGGAATAAATCGACAAAGTAAGCTGTATCAATCAGTTGACGGGTATCTTGAACATCTTCAAGTAGTGCTTTCAATGCTACTGGTTGAACATCAAAAATCGTTTGAATTTTATTAGTAGGATTTACCTCATCAAGATAGTTAATTCCTCCGGGTATGGTATTTACCCGTTGGTTTTTTAATGAGGCTGGTACTTGTAAAGGTGGGTTGGTCAGCTTATCAATCATCTGCGCTTTACGTTTTTGCATTAATTGAAGTGCTTTAGTACCACCTAACGCCAACATACCCGGGCAAGATGAACCGTAAACATCTTCACCATTCACTTCCCAACGTGGCGCCATGATAGGAAATTCATCATAGCCAGACTCACGTAACACTTTCTCGTGATCACCCGCCACTTCAAGATAAACGGATTTAAAAGGCTTGTGCTTCGCCTCTAACTTTCCTGTTTGTCGTTCAAGGTTTGGATATACGGCATGAACCACTTCAACCCATTGGCTGTACTGTCTTGAATTCCACATTGATTTAACAGTATCGCTGACGCTATCAAGCCCGAACTCCATCACCAACTGGCGAACGGTCATCGTAAACTTGCGATAGCAAACATCAACACTCAGGCTTGGGCTATTCGCAATGTAATAACTACCAAGGGGGAAATGAACGGTACGGATAATACGCTGGCTATCTTCAACAACGGCCATTGCAGCAGTGCCAAAGGTACCTAAATCGCCATACATCAACGGTAATGACTGATAGAGGTTAGAACGATTGAACACTTCGTTCATGCGTTGTTCGGTGGTTTCTAGCCAAAGTTTTACAGGACCATAATCCATTAAATCAGGATCAGGTGTTGCTAAACGAAACCAAGGACGAGCAGGACTTGTAATGCCTGACATCATGCCACTGGAAAGCACCGATGAAGCTAAAGATGCCGTAGGGTCAATAATCTTACTATTACGGCGATCACCTCGATTAACCTCAGATGCAGTAAAGCGCGTACTACGAGGACGAGTGAAATCTGACAATTCACGCCAATGCGGTTCAAATGAGCTACGCTCTGTTTCCAACTGATTAAGTTGTTGCAGTAGCTGTTGTTTCAATGGCGTTGACATAGTCACCCCTTATTGACCAAGTAAGGTTTTACCGCTGGTGGATGCTGAACTTGTCGCACCCTGCGCACCTGTTAATAACGTAGACTTACGACCTGCAGCTGCACGGCGACGACGCATTTCATCATCACGACTACCCGTTACTGCCGCATCTTGTTCTTGAGGTGCTGCCTGAACAGCAGGAGGAGTTGTAATTTTTGGAGTATTGCCAAATGGATTACACATATCGACACACCTTTATAGTTAACCAATATTGCATATTAAATTAATAATACATGTTATTTGACAACATTGAAAATTATAACTACCATTTTGGTTATGCAATGCCACTGCATTTTTTCTCGGTATTGTTACCACGACAGCGTGCTTTACCTTAGGACTGTTTGCCCTCTACTCCAGAGGGCTTTTTTTATGCGAATGGATCGTAATCTGAATTGCTGACATTAACGCCAGAATGAGGTGAGGAGTAATTTCTATCTATTTTGGTGACTGGATACGCGAACGTCAGTGCTAGTGCATCACCTTTACCCGGTGAACGACCAAGACGCTTTTTAATTTCTGTTTTATCTTCTAGTACAATCTTGCTATCGATAACACGAACTTTGTATTCACCACATGACAAATCATCTGCGGTTTCCTGATCATCAATAGCCCCACCAATTTTTAGCCATGTCTTAACGCTGTTATACATTTCACCGCGTTTGTTTAGCATTTGTGGATCTGTTGATGCACCACCAAACTTAACTAAACGCCACACGCGCCCCCAACTTGTTCCAATAGAGTGAATACCGGTACCGTAACCAAAATCGATATGCACAGCGTCAGCCTTGTATTGATCTTCAAAGTCAGCAATGCGTTTTGCCATAACAACATCGTCAGTTGTTTTAAAGCCCGTCCACAAACACTTACTGAATAAACCTTGACGCAGATAAATTACTGCATCATCAATACCAGAATAGGCAGGGTCAACACCAATGATTACAGGCGCATGAGCAACTTCTGCCTGTGTGACAATCCGCTTCATGGCTTCATCCGTTAAACCTGTTGGGATAAACTGTAGTTCTGATGCTGACGGGAACACACCACGAACACGGACTTTAAAGAAGTCGCTATCTTCGCCGTAGTCCTCTTCCCAGTTTTTAATCTGCTCTTTGTTGCTACCTTCAACGGTACGGCTATCAATCTGCTTGGTGTTCCAACGATGTTTAAACTTACGAAAGCACTCACGAAAACGCCCTGTGTTACGGGTCGGGTTACCAAATGCTATCCAAATGATTTCGGTGCCTTCATCCGTTAACGCCCCTTCTGCCACCTCCCATACCAGATCGGCAATGTTAGACGCCTCATCAAACACTAAGATAATACGCTTACCTTTGTTGTGAAGCCCTGCAAATGCCTCCGTGTTGTTCTCTGACCAAGGTACCGCATCAGCACGCCAAGCATTAGCATGATTAGGATCGTTTGAGTAGATAGCTGTCTTAGTGCAAGTAAACCAATTATTAGTTAGTGATAGGCGTTGCCACTTCGCTATTTCTGGCCATGTTTTAGTGCGTAGCTGATTTTCGGTGTTAGCCGTGACGACTACCTTACAATCTTCGCAGGTATCCATACCCCACTTGATGATCATTGAAATAAATGCAGATTTTCCGATACCATGACCAGAAGCACGAGCAAGTAATAATGGCTGGTGGCGTGTCTTTGGATTGCGTAGATGTTCACCGATTTCATTTAATGCTTCGGCTTGCCACTGACGAGGGCCATTGTATTCTTCAAGCTCTCCACCAACTTCACCCCAAGGAAATGCGTAATACGCATAACCTAATGGATCATGCGTAAATGATGCGATATCTTCAATGAGTTGTTCTTCTGGTGACTTCTGCAAAGCTTCTGACATTACTCAACGCTCCCTTGCTGAGCACGTTTACGAGCAGATGCCAACTTATCAGCCAATGATACATTTACATCAACCTGTACTCTGTCTCTAAAGGCATTGATATCAACGTGCTTACCAATCAACTCAAGCACCTTGATTTTATCCAGCAACTTCACTTTTTTAATGCGTGTATCACCGTCAATATCAATGATATCGAATGCAGCAACACTTTTACGCCAAATAGGTGACCATTCAGATATTGGTTTAATATCGCCTTTCTCATTGAGAATATCGGCAATATCCGCATCAAGCATATCAACCAAACGCCTGAGTACATTGTCAGCACTCATCTTGGTGCGCTTATTACGCTGTTGCATAAGTTGTGCGATACGCTCTTGAATACGGGGATCAGCCATTAGTTGTGATGCGCGCTTGCAAGCACTGCCAGAAGCATATCCAGCAGAGATTGCAGCATCAGTTTGATTATCGGGGGATTTGATATATTCCTGACAGAAACGTTCCATCTTGTCGTTGATAGGCGTTGGCTGTCGTGCAGGTTTCTTTCTTGGTCTTTTGATAGTCATAATCATCACCTCTTTGGTTATTATGACTATAGAAAAATTAAACTTCAATTCAAAAAAGAGCTGATTTTATTTTACTCTTTACTTCTAGATATCCATTGTAATCCTTCATTTGTTTCTCAAAGCATACTGTGTCTTTTAACATAGATCGTATAAACATATTTTTTCCATCACGTGGAATATAATTGTTTAGATAATCTCTAAGTGCGTTGATACTATCATTTTTAATGTACTTCATTAAAAATGATATAGTTTTCTCGACAACTAATATCTGTCCATTTAAGTTAAGAAGCATTGAGAACAAATCAGGACTACAAATCGCTGAATTAATCAATACTTCATGACTAAAATACTTTGGAATATTAGGAACTTGACCAGTTTTCACGATGCCACCATCAGGCAGGTTAAAATATATACTATTCCATTCAGTAGCTTCCGAGAATTCAAAATTAATAGTTTCAGCCTTTTCTGCTAATTCTTGTAATTCAATTATAAATAATATGTATTGCAATACTAAAAATGCTTCTTTCCCAGCAACATCAGAAATCCCCAGAATAGCGTTTAATCTTTCATCTTCTTTTTGCTTATCGTTATCTACTTTTTGTTTATTATATATTTCAATTGATGTATCTATTGCTCTTTTAGCTGCCTTTGTTGACTGCCAAGTTAAATATAATGATCCCATACCAACAACTAACGCTGTACCTGCAATCCAATCGAACGCCATAATACCCTCAGATAAAATCAATTTTTCCTCATTCTACCTTCAACATCATTTCACGCCAGCCCTTTGTTACCCAACACTTAGCATCACCAGATAAACAACATTGCTGAACGGGTAATTGCTCACCACAACGCTCACATTTATTCTTAGATAATTCCTCAGCTTGTCGCTTATACTCCGCATCATCTTTGCGAATAAGCATCTGCAAGTATTCAACAACATCATACGGTTCACGACCAGGCATACGTAGAACACAATTACGCTGTAACATCTCCAGCTCTTGATTATCCACCAGCAATTCAATCTTTGTTACACCAAGTTCCTTTTGGCGCTTACGTTGTAGTGCCTTACGTTCAGCAGGTGATTTTGCTGTCATGAAATAACTCCTTTCGGAATGTCTTCGTAGATTTCATGAAGATGTCCACGTATTTGCAATCGGCGCAACGCGCTATACATATGGTCACATTCTGCCTGCTTATTGGCTTTAAATGGTTTTTTGTCATACCAATATGTATTGGGAGGCCATCCGTGAACCTTGAACACTCTCTTTCCTTTGACGTGGAGCAACCCCCAGCCAGCAGGTAAATCTTCCGATGAAATAATATCCGGTGGCGATAAGAAGAAACGCCAGTCGCCCATTCCTTTTTCCGGTTGCTGTCTGAACCACTTCTTTTTGTCCGCAAGAAAATCAGACCGACTGACTTTCGCTTCAATCAGACAACTTATACCACTTCTGAACCCTATCGCGTCAGGTTGCTCCCCTGTTCCGTTTCTTGACTGGAATCTATCACCAAAGGCTACATTAAATCCGTTATTTTGCAGGAATCGCACCGCCATTTCACACAGATCACTATGTGTCATTTTAATAGCTCCTCAGGTATCTCAACTTCATTACCTATCCCAAGCATAACAACCGCTCGGCAAATAGCTTCTTGAGCAGTATTAGCAGTGGCATAATCACCCATTAAATGTGGCGGTGATGCATAGCAATAATTAACCCCGTCAACTTCCTCAAACATTAAATCAATCCAGTAGTTATTTATAAGCTCGCCACATTCACGCCAATCACTTGAATATTGCTTAACGAAAAAATCAATTCGTAGCCCGCCTTTAGGTGGAAATGTATAACCGCTCTCTAAATATCCAACTGGAGCTAATACCATCCCCTCATTTTTTCCATCAATATCAGGAGGTACTGGAATTAATTCATATCCACCAACTGCTAACGCTACTGCATAGTTAAGCGCTCTACCTGTAAGTTTTGAGGTTTTAATTTTCATCATTTGCCCTTGCGTGACATGTCACGGTTGTTTGATATGTTGAATAAGCCTAATAGCATCAATTTCTTGGCTCATAATTTCTTCCCAAACTCATTCAACGATTAATTAACTCAGTCACTAACTTAACGAATGGTAATAAGTTCATGATTTTCTGTATTTTCAGGTAACGTTACCCCTATCTTCCCCTGCTCACCCCAAAGCTTTGACGCACTGATATTCCACACCCTGCAATCTTCATCAAAGATGGCATCCATAACAGCTTTAATCAGGTTATCGACATCAGGACGTTGCTGGTGGGGTTTACCATTCATCTCAATGCGTTTCTTCTTGCTCCATGATTTAGGCATAGGAATAACAAACGTTAGGTGAGCACCGCTTTCCGGTAACGTAAAACGGTTAGCCCTCATCTCGTCACAAAAAGCGTGGTACTTAACGACAACGGGTCTTTTCTTCCATGCGTCACGCTGTGTCATACGTGGCTTTGGTACAGGATTGATATAATAAATTTGCTGTTTCATGCACGTACCGCCACCAGCATTGCGTTCATACGGTTATGAATATCAGCAATCTTTCCATGCTGTAACGGTGGTAAGCTCTTTCTGACGTAGGTTAGTGAGCCTTTCTGACAGATAACATGCTTATCCGTAGGTTTTGCTGGCTTCTTGGTCATTAGAGATGCTTCTTTTTTGATATCTAATTCACGTAGGCGCTCCATGTAATCAGGCGTTAGTTTGTAGACATACCCAATGCCAACTACCGCTTTGCGTTCTACAACGGAGCTTTCAATCAATTTAATCAGTGCATAATTGGTTGTTGAGCGGTTCTTCTTTCCCTTGAGATCAGAAGCAATTGCCGTTATCTCGTTAACTGACAATGATTTTTTATTGTCACGTAAAATATCAACAACTAAATCCTGCATAAATTTCATATACGATAACCCTTAATAGATTAATCATTACGGTTAATATATCCAATTTGGTTATGTTTTCAAGTATAAAAAAACAGAGTTTTTAATTAAACTCATACCTACTTGAAACGCTCTCAAATCGTCTATACGCTGTTTTCACTACTCAGATACCCAATCCATACCTACAACAAATAAAACTCACCAGTGTTTATTACGCTAAGGATTTTGATATCCAATAAACCTTATGCCGATTTATGTTTACGTTTATCAGCATTTTCTAATAAATCCATCCATGCAGGTCTTGGCTTGGTTTTATCTTCAAGTCTTAACGTAGGCTTAGGTATGACCTCTCCTCGTTGCACTCGCTCAGACCACATACGGATCATTTTATTTAAACGCTTCTCAACCTCCGCTTCTGTCAGCCTAAGGTCATATACCTTTTGCCTAAGGTCAGTGAAGATCCAATACTGCACTGGATGCCTAAAGGGGTACATCTCAGCACTATGGTAATTGCATCGTCTTGCTAAGTATTTATTGAAATCTCTCAGCATTTCATCAAATGGAATTCCAAAAGTATTCGCGTCTACCAACTTGTCAGATAACATTGAAATGACATCAGATAACTCTGGTGGCCACGGATTACCATTGCTACAACGCTCAATGCAGAATTTAAATATCAAATCGAATTGATCGCTATTCAATCCGCTGAGTGCTCGTTTCCACATCAATGATGGTTCCGTCCCGTTCTTGTTTGTCCATTTCTCCCCATAGAACTCCGTCATTTGTAGCCAAAGAGTCGAGATACTCTTGCCCATGCTTTTCTCTGATCTTATGTTCCACGAGTTGTACGGCTCTTGATTTGCCACTGTTTGGATCGAATTTAAATTCTGATTTGCCATTATTATTTACTCCAGTATTGCTGTTATTCGCTTTAGCACGTTGGAATTTAATACTTTTTGCCAATGCCATTTCCCACTGTTCGTGATGTTTAGCTTTCCCCTCGGCTTTCCAGTATGTAATAAACTCGGCAAGTTCAGTTGGTTTAACTGGCTCTGTTAGTGCATGCCCCCAAAAAGCAGATTTACGTAAAAAATCGCTATCAGGTTCCCATTCATCAAACATCACAAATTTACCGTCAACGCTAAAACCACCAGCAGGAACTCTGTCATTTAAAATGGCATTATCCACATCAGGCAAATTTCCTTCGCGCGCGTTACAGAGAGTTGTTTTAATACTTCCTTTCCCTTCCTTTCCTAAAGGTAGTCCTACCGTATTACTACCGTAGTCATACGGTAGTAGGTTCATCTCTTTGATTTTACTTGGTGTTTTCTTGTTTACGACTTGATGTTTTGTGAAATTATTTATTAATCCAAAGTGCTTCCCATTTTGGGCAGAAAATAAGCTGATATAGCCACAGTTGGAAAGCTCCTGTAGTAGTACCGGAATACTACGGGAGGTTTCACGTATTGGAAAAACAGCCGCTTTTATTAGCTTCGGATTAGCATTGAAATAGCCTTCATCGTCAGCGTAATTTAATAGCCCTATCGCCAATAAACACGCTGACTCAGATATTTCAGCCATATCCTCATCAGTCCAAAATGTTGGCTTAATAGTCCTGATACGGGCCATATCACCCCCTGATATTGTCTTCATAAGCAATATTTCTATTACGAGCCATCTTTAATAATCGGCTGACTTCTTTTCTGTAGTTGGATGAATTAATTGCGGAACATTCAACACAAACACCATTACTGGTAAAACGCTCAGAATCATGACCATGTCTACATAATTTTCCCGTATAGAAACGACTTAGACCATTTTCAATGGCTTGCTTTCTAGTCACAATTTTCATCATCACCTCTTTTTCTATGATTAGTTAGCAATAAGATTATCCATTATTTTAAAATAGATCAACCTAAAAAGATTTATTGGTTATCAATAAAAAATTAAGGACCACCGAAGTGATCCTTATCTATAAACAGCCTTTGAATTATTATCGAATAAAGAAATTGATTAATTGCTCTCTGGTTGTATCTGCACCGAATTCAATACAAATATCATATAACTTATTGAGTTTACTTAGTGACGGTTTGCGTTTTGCATAGCGTAGCTGATGTGATAGATACAATTGGCTATACCCCGTTCTTTGAGAAAATGCTTCTCTTTGCTTAATCGTTAAGCTATTCCAAAATTTTTTAAAGTCGAAAACTTCCATAATTTCACCAATTTGATTAACCAATAAATAATAGTAACCGTTTAGGTACTTTACCAAAAGGGTTATTTGTTTGTTTAATACACCATAACTTAATCAAATTTGTATAAAGAATAGACACCAAAGGACTTGGAGAAATGAAAAGCATTGCTGAAATTAGAAAAGATAACCTGATTTATATTATTGAACGCTACTACAACGGCAAACAAAAATTACTGGCTGATGCGTTAGGCGTAGCACCAAGTATGATCTCTCGTTACCTATCACCAAAAGATTTAAAAAGTCATCGTGAACTCACCGACCCAATGTCACGTAAAATTGAATATGTGACTAGAATTAGTAAATATTGGATGGATGTAGACCACTTAAAAGAAGGTCATGCGGAGTCAGAAAAAGAAGAATATATTCCGACTGAAATTGGCAAGATACTCTCAGATAACATCACAACATTTATGTTAAACGATGGAATAAAATCAAGAGTTAAGCTTTCTGTCGATTCAGGGCTTGCACAGTCAACAGTTAACCGCATTATCAATTGTGAAGCCAGCGCCACCGCTGAAAGCATTGATGCTATTGCAAAAGCAATGGGTCGCCAAGCCTATGAACTACTGATCCCTAAAAATGATAAAGGCACTATTAACTATGATAGAAGAGCCTATTCAAAACTTCCCGCCAGCGAACAAGCCGCTATTGAAAACTTCATTGAATTTATCATTAATAAAAACCAGCCTATTTCCCACGACTAACCCTCTCCATTAAAAAGAAGTCATATACTGGCTTCTTTTTACTCTTAATAAATCATTAAATTTCATAGTGATAAAAACAAACATAACCATATTGGTGATTTATTTGTTTTTTACGGTTGACAATGGTTAATTTATGGTTATGATTAAAAGTATAAGTTAACCAATACGGTTAATTTGCTCTTTAACAATATGGATAAAAGAGACTGATTTTTTAATGCGCTCAGACATAACCAATTTGGTGATTATTCATGATCTTTTATATCAAAGACGGTAAGCATGTATTTACCTTATCTGGCTTAAATGAGTCACAGTCATTTGACAATTTTAAAGCCGGTATTGAGTGGGCTTATGTAAGAAAGCTCGCATTACAAACAGAACAATTAGTAGGTAAACAAAATGTCAGACACTAAGCACTTAAATGTGTTGATTGCAAAAGCTCTTTTACTTAACCAAGATATTACTGATAGCGAACAAGTAGATGTGCTAACAGCTCATATCAATGGTGATATTGAAAAAGAAGAGTTTAAGCAATATGACCACTTTATTAATATCACGTTACTTGCACTTTCATTGGTTCCTAATATCAGCAGCGAACTCAGTGAAGAGCAAATCGTTAACGCTATTATGTCATTTATTGATAACCCTGATATGCGTAGCGTTCGTCATAGAGTTAATCACTTTAACTCATTAATAAACCCAAAAACCGCCTCAATTGAGGTAGAAAAAAAAGAAGCACCTCAGGAAGAGGTGATTTTTCACGCCAACAAAGATAACCAAAACGGTCAACGCAAGGAGACGGAAGATATTCCAAAGGAAGAAAATGACCAACCTGCTTATTTTGAACCTGGTCGTTATCCCGATATTCCTAACGAGGTGTATCACAGTTCAAACGGCATCAGTAGTTCGATGCTAAAAGATGCTCGTATTAGTTTGATGTATTACGAGTTACGCCATGTAACAAAAGTCATTGAGCGTGAAAATAAGCGTTGTTTCGACTTAGGTAGTGCATTCCACACGTTAACAATGGAACCTGAAAAGTTTGATGCTGAATTCAGTGTTAAGCCAATTATTCCAGAAGGTGCCTTTACAACAACGGAAACAATGAAGTCATGGATTGACGAATACAACAATAAGTTGCCTAAGAAGCTCTCACAAGATGAGTTAAAAGCAATTATTGAAGAACATAATGCCACTCTGACACCGCAACTTTCCACCAGCGGAAAAGCCGAAGAGCTAGGTCAGATATACATGCAGTTGCCCGATGAATTTAAAACCATCCCTGAAGATGGAAAATTTACTGGTGCAGCAATGAAAGCCTGTATCAAAGCCTATAACGATACTTTGCCAACACCATTGAAAACATCAGGTAATACAGATGCATTACTTGAGCAGATATACCACCACATCAATCCTGAATTATATTTGGCAGAAACAAATAAACCTGAGCCACTTAGAAAACCCGTCAAAAAAGATGACCTCATGCAGGTCATTAAAGAAGTGAACCCTGATGCTGTATTTGAAGATGAAATCATTAGCCAGTGGCTTAGTGACGATTCGAAAATTCATGTTCAAACCGTTGACTATGAAATGGCAAATAACATGCGTAACGCTGTTATGAACCACAAAGAAGCATCCAGTTTATTAAACCACCCTAACCGCGTATCAGAAGTGAGCTACTACGGCATTGATGAAGATACCGGTCTTGAAATTCGTGTTCGTCCTGATATCGAAATTCAAACAGAAAATAACCGATTAGGTTTTGACCTCAAATCAGTAGCACTTGGTCGATTTAAACAAGATGCCATTGAAACGATGATCCGCAGAGAAATCATTAATCGCGATTATCACATCAGTGCAGCTATGTATTGTGATGTGGCAATGCTGGATCAGTTCTTCTGGATATTCGTTAACAAAGATGAGCATTACCACTGGGTCGCTATCGTTGAAGCCTCTCCTGAATTACTTGAGCTGGGTCGCGCAGAGTACAAAAAGACACTGCGTGATATCCGTGAAGCTATGGATACAGGATATTGGCCAGCGCCTATCACCACTACTCTCACTATCGGTATCACTGACTTTGAGCAGAGAAAGTTAGAAGAACTGCAAAACGAAGTCGCTTAATAAAAATGCGCTTGAACAATCAGGCGCACGCTTGGAGTAAATATTATGTCAGAAGTAGCAACTCTCGAAAGAAATCAATCAGTAATGAATAACACATCATTACTTTTTAATCCTGAATCATTAGACCGTATTGTCAAATTTGCTGAGCTAATGGCATCAGGTACAGCAACGGTGCCAAGACATCTGCAAGGTAAACCATCTGATTGTCTTGCTATCACAATGCAGTCCGCACGTTGGGGAATGGATCCTTTCGTTGTCGGTCAAAAAACTCATGTCATCAATGGTGTGCTTGGTTATGAAGCCCAATTAGTAAATGCAGTTATTACCAGTTCAAATGCTGTTGTAGGTCGATTCCATTACAAATACGGTGGCGATTGGGAAAAGATTGTAGGCATGAAAGATAAACGTGATGAATCGGGTTTATTTATTGAAGTCGGTGCAATTTTAAGAGGTGAAGAAGAAGTTACATGGGGTGAACCTGTTTACCTTGCTGATGTACAGACGAGAAACTCACCACTTTGGAAAACAATGCCTAAGCAACAAATCGCGTATCTCGCTGTAAAATATTGGGCCCGTCTTTATTGCCCTGAAGTTATTCTTGGTGTGTATACGCCAGAAGAACTTGAAGATCGACCGATTAAAGACATCACCCCACCGAAAGAACGTGTAAGCATTGATGAAATCACCACTCAACAACAGACAACCAATGAAGAACCGATAAAAGAGACTCAAGGCGAGTTTATACCTAAGTTCGATGCTGAAGCCTTTAGATTAGCTATTGATGATGTTCAAACTGTCGAAGAAGCTAAAAATATTCGTGCAGAAATTGAGAACTTAAAAAATGAAATGGGGATCAACCTATTTACTGAATTAAAAAATAAAGCAGTACAGGCATACCACCGCATTGATGCACGTAATGCCCTAGAAGCTTCTATCAACTCACTTCCTGAATCTGGCTCACCAGAAGCCACAGAAGCATTTGAAAAAGTAGACAAACTACTTAGATCAAGCAAAAGAAAACTCGGTGATGAGTTATACGAATCTTTCTCTATCACACTTAATGATATGCGCCCTGAATACCAGTGATCCTATTTAAAGCGGAGCGATACAGCTCCGCAAGGAGTTTAAATATGAATATTAAATTACCTATCAACCCTATTCGTATGCCTGATGTTTTAAAGCTAACAGGGCTTTCTCGTTCAACTATTCGCACTTTAGAGAAGAAAGGCGATTTTCCAAAGCGTATGTATTTGTCGGTGCGTTGCGTGGCATGGGAGGCTCATGAAGTATATGAATGGATAGATAAGAAAGCCAAATCAAGAGAGACACCCAAGTGTTACACCGAACGTAAGCGTAATGAAGCTGGGCAGTTTATAAGTAACACCTAACCACACCATTTAACTAAAAAGGATATAAGCATGCCTGTAACTACTAGGGTGGTGAAAATTTATTACTCGCCAGCAAAGAATAGGCAATATAGTAAAAGGACTTTCTATATTAGAAAGCCCAATAAGTTAATTATTTAAAATTATGCCAAATCTTTTTAAGATCATAAAAAATGTTACGATTGTTGAAATAAATGAAATGTAACAAAATATAGTTATTATACAAAAAAACCATTTGTATTCAGTTGTATTTGTATAAAACGATAAAACTAAAGCAGTGATAACAGTCAATATAGATGTTAGTATTGCAAAACAAATATTGTTGCACAACTCATTGTAAATACTTATGTTTTTATTCAACGTTTTAATTTTGTCTTGAATTGTTTCTTTTTCTTTCTTTTCAACTAATTTTGTTTTTTGGTCATAAACCATCACAACTGCACTCATCAATAATGCTGTCGTTATTGCTCCAAAATTTACTAAAATCCCAACAACTGAATTTGGAATTACTCCATTAATTACAGTAATAATGATTGCTGCAACAATTGGTATTATTAAATGGAATATTATATCTTGTAAAGGTGCCTTTGCTTCACCATTACTAGTGAATGAATTAATATGATTTGTAATTATCCTACAAAAATTAATTTTGTTCATATTGAATAACTCCCATCACCATATATATCTGAAAGATAATCATTAATTTCATTTTTTATGGCGTTATGTAATGAGCCCATATTAGGGAAACCATTTTGATCTAAATTTAAATCACTATCATCTAAAGCTATGGATATACCTTTGGATAGAATATTATTCAAAGTATACACTTTATCTTGGCCATTAACAGATGCTGTAATTTTGATTTTATCACTCTTTTCTTCTAATAACTCGATTAAATCTGTTTGCGGTTTATTTCTCGTAATAAAATCAACCACAGAACCCATTGATAATCCATTATTTTTTATAACAAATTCACCTGTAAGTCTATTGCCGACTAATGCCATCGCATCAGCATCATCTTGACTTGATCTAAATCCAACAGCTTTTATTTCTACAACATCTGCTTCTTTTATTCTTGATGGAATATCTTTATGTAATAAAGCTCTAACTCTAGCTTCTAGTCGTGGTGATTGATTTTGAAAATTAGACTCTATAAATTTTTTAAAACATGTTTTTGCATTAAGTCTTTCTGTATCATGAAAAGCAATTATTCCTGTATCTAAACTATCTGGTAAATACATAAGAATATATCTTTTCTTTTCTTCAACATCATTATATTCAATATTTTTTGTATTTGTAGATGTTAAAGATTTTTCTCTTACAGTATATTTTTCCCCATAGCGGCCAACATTTAAATAACCATAAATTAATCGATTAACATCATCATAATTAAGTTCTGCTTTATTGAGTTTTGAGCCTTGTGTAAATGCTGGGTTTTTAGGTATAGAAACTATAGTTTTAGTTTCGGGATAATCGATAGGAATCCCTACATTGTTTTCAAAAATAGTCTTCATTAACTCATAAGCTTTTTTGTTACTATCATCATTTAATTCACCAAGACAAAATGATTTGCTAGATTTTTGTTTTTTCAAAATTCGAAATGAACATAAATGTATAGAATGCATGTTTTTATCGCCACTAATTATAGTTTCATAGTTTAATATTTCTAATATAAACTTCTTTAAGTTACATTAATCCTCCAGCTTTACACTGAAATCAGCCTATATCAGATTAATAGCTATTATGGTTCAGTTTTAAAGTATTTTCTAGCTAAAATCCAAATATCCTTAGGATTGTATACAAAAACTCTCTACTGAGAGCTATTTTAACTAGTCAGGAATACTACATTACCTAATTATCAACATTTATCTCCTCACAGTTCCCTCTTCAGAAAATTATTTCTGGTAACTAAATACTCTGCATTGTGGTACATAGAAAATTTTACCTTTGAAACAATTCAACTAGATAAACTATAAAGCTTTAAAATATATTCGCGTTAGTATGAGGAAATTAAATAAAAATATAGAAAATAAAAAAAAATCGCCAGAAAAATCTTTTTATTTCATGAAAATATTAAATAGTAACGTAAAAAATTAATGTAATTAGAGATAATAGATTACTAGGAAAGTCAACTAATTTTCGGCTAGTTATTTATTCATCTTAAGGTGAACAATGGGAAGTAAAAAACCGTCTTGGACAGTTGTACGGTGATGTAAATCGCATTGAGCTATTCGCTCGTGACATGTCACAAGGTTGGGATGCATGGGGCGATCAATGCCCTAACAACAGTATCGAACTTATTAATTCTCATTTTATTTGTAAGGAATAAATATGCCTGATATCGCAGATGATGCTAATGACTTAACGGCTCTACAAATCAATACCACATTAGCAAACAGAGAGCCACTAGCCAAAAGCTTAACTGGATTTTGTATCTGGTGTCGTGAAGAGCCTGTAACAGAGAACAGCGCTTACTGCTCTAAAGAGTGTGGCGATGATCACGCTCAGTACAAAAGGAAAAATGGCTAATGATTATTTTACTCACATTATTAGCCGTGTACTTATGGCTTGCTGGATATCTGTTTTCAGAATCTAAACACGAAAGCGACAATATAAAAGATATTGTGGCCAGACTGTTTTACTCAACAATCTGGCCTGTTGTCGGTGTGCTTTACCTATCGTCACTACTTGCTTATAAAACACTTGGCGAAGAATGACCGAGCGTTAATCTTTCTCTTTTATCCATTCATCCACCATATCAGCCCACTCTTGTAACATCTTCCTGCGCTGTTCAGCATATTCCGCTTTGTTGTAAACGGCTCTAACGCCATTTTGAACGTGTGCTAAACATTTCTCTATCCAATCTGAGTTATAACCTGCTTCGTGCAATAGCGTGCTTGCTGTGCGTCGTAAATCGTGAACAGTAACCGGTTCGAACTCAATGCCTTTTTCATTGATACGTTTTACGGTGCCATCAATCACGTTATTCAATGCAGCATTAGAAAGTGGCTTTTTAATATCATATCGACCAGGCATTAAGTAATCGCTTCCCATCGCACAAACTTTCATACCAGTTAGGATATCCATTGCTTGATCAGAGAGATAAATAACATGCTCTTTTCTCCCCTTCATTCGCCCTTTAGGGATCACCCATTGTCTATTTTTAAAGTCTATTTCATCCCATGTAGCATGAATAAACTCAGACTTTCTGACTAATGTTAGCAATACAAATTTAACGGCCAATTTTAAGGTTGGATAACAACTATAGTTTTCTAGTTCACGAAATAAGATACCGATTTCTTTCGGTGACATTGCCCTTTCGCGCGCTTGAAAAGTACCTATCGAAGATGCCTTTATTGCATCTGCTGGGTTACTAATTTCATAACCTCTATCTATGGCATAAGTAAAAACGGACCCAACAATCTCACGCACTTGTAATGCAGTCGCTTTTGCTCCCCTATCTTTTATCTTTTCACACAATGCTCTAAGCCGTGGTGTGGTGATCTCTTCTAGTTGAAGCTTGCCGAATACAGGATAGATTTCTTTTTCAATAATCGCTTCTTTCATGGCCCTTGTAGAGTCGGCATATTGAGCATCATTAAGATATCTGACGGTATACTCACGAAACACCGTCTTATTCTTTTTCGACTCCACACCGTCACGTTTTCTCGAAGCCGGTGATATACCTGCATTTAAGAGTTTTTTGGCTTCAATTAGCATTTCTCTCGCTTTAGCTAACGAAACACCGTCAGGACCATAACTACCAAAGTATATCGTCTCTCTTCTCCCATTAAATCGATAGTCATATCGAAACGACAAAGTCCCGCCAGTATTGACTGCAACGTATAAACCATCTCGATCTGCGACTTTATAAAGCTTCTCTTTTGGCTTTAAGCTTTTTAATTTTGTATCGGTTAGCAT